CAAGGGCGGGGGGGGGGTGCGAGATGACCCTCCCCCGCTGGCTTGCGCATGGCGCGGGTGCGTGTCATTTTTGACACAGGAGGATGCCGATGCCTGGACGCCTACTCGTAGCCACCGCCCCAGCCGTGGGGAGCCTGCACGCCGCTGCGGAGCGGCGTCTGCTTCCCGGGGAGGTGCTGGTCTCCGCCCGGCTGACGTCGGACGGGTCGCAGATGGTGATCGACACGGACCGGCCCGCGGAGGTGGAGCCGCCGGTCGAGGTGGATCTGGCGTCAGCGGGCGCGGTCGCTGTCCCGCCGATCCCGCCGATCCCGCCGGGGCCTCGCGTCGAACTCGTCCGCGAGGGTGACGTTTCGTCAGGGCGCAAGCGCCGGCGGTCGGCACGGCCCCGCAAGCCGAGGGCGGCCAAGTAGGTGCCTCGGCACCCGCCGGCACTGCGGGCACGGGTCATCGCGCTGGCGGACACGTCGTCCGCCGTCGAGGCGGCGCAGGCGCACGGGATCCACGTCAACACGGTCCGCAAGTGGCTGCGCGCCCGCCGGCTCGGGGTCGACACCTCGCCCTCGCCCTCGCCCTCGCCCTCGCGGGCGGGCACGCGGGCGTCACTTAGTAGAGGGATGTTCGAGGCCGAGGCGCATCGGCGCGGCGTGACGCTGCGCGCCCTCGTCGAGGAGGTGCTCGGCGGCATCTGGCTGCCTGACGGCGAGCCCGTCGACGACATCGCCCTCGTCTACCGGATCCCCGGGATCGACGACCTCGGGCGAGCGGCGATGCACAACACTTCGCGCCCCGGGACTGGCGGCGGCGGCGGCAAGATCAAGGGCCGCACCGGGCGGACCCAGAGCCAGGGGCGCCGCGAAGGCGAGCACGCGTAATGAAGCGCAAGGGCCGGATCGACAAGATCGAGGCGCTGGCCGTCATCCCGGTCCCTGACTGCCACCTTTATGCCCTGTGGTGGTGTCTCGGCTACTACGTCGCCCCGACGACGCACTGGCGCAAAGACTGGACGCCGACACAGCAGCGCCGCCGCGCCTGGCACCGCTTCGCCGAGCGCATCGGCGTCGACGATGAGACGCGCGAGGAAACCCGCGCCACGTTCTGGGGCTTCTGGCGGATGCGCGGCAAGGTGCAGCACTCCGCGGCAAAGGCGGCACATCCGCAGTACGAACTGTGGTGGAAGGCGTTTCGCCAGGCGCTGCTCGCCCGCATCGCGATCTGGATCGACAAGGATCGGATCCCCGGGGCGTGGGGGCATCACGCCAAGTGGGACTGGGACGACTGCGCCAGGACGATGAGGGTGCCGAGCAAGACGCTTCGGGACTGGTACGCCAATGTAGAAAATGGCTGGATGACGCTAGAGCGGCCCGAACTCGTAAACCGCCACGTCCGGCGGCGGCGCAACGCCACGCGCACGATCCAATACCGCATGGAGGAGGAGGCCCAGCGCGAGTTGACGGACCTGCACGAGAGCAAGATCAAGGCCGTGGAGTCAATGGCGGCCGGGGCGACCGGGCTCGAATGCAACCTGGCAGGCGTCACAGCGACGGCCGCCGACGTCACGAGGACGCCCCGTAAAACGGCGTTCCACGAAGAGCTGCAGGAGGGCGTTCACGTCGAGGGCGGCGAACTCGTGGTGCTGGCGAAGTATCGGCCACATGAGGGCCAACGCAGCTTCCACGACTCCGGCGCCCGGGAGCGGTGGATCGTCGCGGGTCGCCGCGGCGGCAAAACGCGTGCCGGGGCCGAGGAGATGGTGCGCTGCGGCCTGACGCAACCCGGCTCGCTCAACTGGGTGATCGGCCCGACCTATCCCATGCTTGACCACGCGCAGCGCGCCGTGCTGTCCGACACCGCCATCGGCTACCACAAGTCGCTCACGAACCTGTGGCTGAAGCGGGAGCGCAAGTTGTACCTCTGCAACGGCTCGCTGATCGAGTTCCGGTCCGCGGAGTGGGAGGAGACGCTTCGCGGCGGCGGCCTCGACAACGCGTGGTTCGACGAGCCGCAGCTCATCAAGGATTCCGCCTACAAGATCATCCGAGCCGCTACGCTGGAGACGCAGGGGCGGATCTACGGCACGGGCACGCCGTTCGGCCGCGGCCATTGGACGTTCCGCGAGTGGGCGAAGGGCGCGGATGCGGACTGGCATGATGTCGCGTCGTGGCGCTTCCCGTCGACCCTAAACCCGCTTGTCACGGCCGAGGAGATGGAACGCGAGCGCCGTGGCAGCCCCGCCGCCTGGTTCCGCCAGGAGTTCCTTGCCGAGTTCGTGGACGGCGTCGCGTCCGTGTTCGGCGACTTGTCCGGCGTCATCGTCCCGCACCGGCAGCACCGGCACGGTAACGTCCCCGTCGTGCTCGGCGTCGACCTCGGCAAACAGAAGGACTTCACCGCGATCATCGCGCTGGCATCGTCCGGCCAGGTGGTCGAGACGCGACGGTTCCGGAGGGAGTCCTGGAGTAAGCAGCGGGAGACGCTGCTGGAGATGTGCGCAGAGCGCGACCGCCCGCCCGTGGTCGTGGATTCCGCTGGCACCGGCGACGCCTTCGTCGAGGCGCTGGACGCCGAGGGGCTGTACGTCATCCCGATCTGCACCTCGGCGGCCAACAAGAAAAACACCGTCATCGAGCAGCTCATGATCGACGTCGAGGCGGGTCGGCTGTGGATCCCGGCCGATGAAGAAGTGCTGATCGCCGAGCTGATGCAGTATCGCCGCGGCGTCACGAAGACGGGGAGGGTGTCCTACGCCGCTCCCGAGGGCCTGCACGACGATATGGTCATCGCGCTGGCGCTGGCGAACTGGGGCGTGCAGCGCCTCATGCTGGCGCAGGGCATCAGCACGGCGGCCTCGGCGTCCGACTACGATCCCGTGAGCGGGCCGCGCGCACCACAGTCCGTCCGTTCCACGCTGTTCCGGCACGGCAGCGCGACGGAGTTCGGCGGCGGCACGCTCGGCGGCGGGGCCCCGTCGTACCAGCGCGGGCTGTTCGGCGGCCAGCCGCAACACGACAGCGAGGAGGCGAACTGATGGGACTGCGAACGTGGTTGGCTCGGGGCATCGGTGGTGCCGCGTTGACACAGGAGATCGAGGCAGCGGAGGCGTTCTCGCCGATCTCGTCGCAGGGCATCGATCCAGACGAGCACCTATGGCGACGGGCGGGACGCGTCGACCGGGCGCTGCCGCCACACAAGCAGGCGCAGTCCGGCGAGACCGCGTTCTACCTGTACAAGACGAACCCGCTGGCGCGCCGCATCATCAACCTCGCCGTTGACTACGTCGTAGGTGACGAGGTGACGATCCTCGCCGACGATCCCGACACGCAGCGGGTCATCGACCGATTCTGGGACGACCCCGCGATGCGGTGGCGCAGGCGCTTCCCCGAGGGCTTCCGCTGGCTGCTGGTCTTCGGCGAGCAGCTCCGCCCCGTCTTCAAGGGGTCGGCTGGGCGCGTCCGGCTGGGCTACATCGACCCGAACAGCATCAACGCCGTAAACCTCGACGCCGACAACGCCGAAGTCGTGCAGTCGATCTCCGTGCGTGAGACTGCGGGCATCGGCGGCCAGACCTACAAGGCCGTGCGCTGGCACGATGATATGCAGCGGCGCGACGGCGAGGCGGTCTACTGGGCGTATGGACGGCCGCCGAACGCGTCGCGGGGCACGTCGTTTCTCCTCGCCGAACTGGACTGGCTCGCCGCGTTAGACACCTTCATGCTGTCGACGGTCGACCGGGTGCAGTTGCAGAACTTCCTGGTGTACGACGTGCTCGTCCGCGGCGCCAACGCGAAGCAGCTCAAGGAGTTTCTGCGCAAGCTCCCGAAGACGCGACCCGGCATGATCCGGGCGCACAACGAGCGCGTCGAGTGGAAGGTGCTCAAGCCTGAACTCGAAGGTGCCGACACGCAGCAGATCAGCCGGGTGCTCAAGGGCTACATCGGCCTCGGCGCCGGCATCCCGCCGCACTGGCTATCGGAGCCGGGTGACTCAAACCGGGCGACGGCTTCCGACGCGTCGGTTCCCGTCGTCAAGGGGTTCAAGGCGTTGCAGGGCTGGGCTCGCGGTCACGTCGAGGAGATGATCGAGTTCGTGCTCGACGAAGGCGCCGCCGCCGGGCTCATCGGCGAGGCGTCGGATCGCAGTTTCGACGTCATGCTGCCGACGATCTGGGCGGCGGACACGGACCGCGTCTCCGCGGCGCTGCAGTCCCTGGCGCTGTCGCTCGGCGAGGCCGTGGCGCAGGGGTGGATCCCGCAGCGCAAGGCCGGCGCCGTGTTCAACCTCGTGCTAGGACAGCTCGGGATGCCGTCGGACACGCAAGCCGACGACGAGGTCGCGGCCCCGGACGACCTCGGCGAGATGGAGCAGGCGCTGGCGCGGCAGGCGATGGCGATGGCGGGCATCGGCGCGACGAATGGCGCGGCCGAGGCGTGATCGTTCGGGCGGCCGAGCGCACGACGGACGCGGAACGCCGGTTCCGGGCGGAGGCGGCGGCGATCCTGCGACAACTCGACCGCCTGGAGGCGGGGTCGGTGCGTGCCGTGGCCGTCCAGGTGCGGATGCTGCGGCGGGATCTCCTGACGATGCTGTCGGCGGTGCCGTCGGGGTCGTGGACGGCGTTTCACCTACCGGCGCTGCTGTCGCAGGTGGACGTGGCGCTGTCGTCGTGGGCCGCGGCGTCGTCGGGGATCATTGGCGGCGGACTTAACGAGGCGTGGGGACTCGGCGAGGAGTTGACGCGGGAGTTTGCCATGGCGGCCGGCGCGCCCCGGGGCGTGCTGCTCGTGGACCGCAGCGCCGTCGGCGCGCTTCGAGTGGCGACGGCGGAGCAGGTGCGGCGCGTCGCCGATGACGTCAAACTCGCGATCAGCCGCGAGGTGCGCGCCGCGGCCCTCGGCGTGCAGCGTCCCGCGGAGGCGATTCATCGGGTGGCGCAACGCGTCCCAGGCATCCGGCAGCCGGTCTATGACGCTGCGAATCGTCGCATCATCCGGCGGCGCTACGTCGGACCGTCGGCGCGGGCGGAGACCATCGTGCGGACGGAGCTAAACCGGACGTTCAACTACGCGGGAAAGCAGCGTCTCGACGACCTCGCCGAGACGATCCCGGAGATGCGTCAGCAGTGGGTGGCGGCCCGGGACCACCGCACCCGGACGACGCATCGCGCCGCCCACGGCCAGGCGCGCGCTAAGGGCGAGTTGTTCAGCGTCGGCACCGCCCGGCTGCGGCAGCCCGGCGACATCGCCGGCCCCGCCCGCGAGGTCATCAACTGCCGCTGCGTCCTGATCGGCAAGATGCCCGAATGGGAGGGCGCCCCGTCACTC